ATGGATCAGGTAGTCATTTTTAAACAAATATTTGATAAAGTTCGAAACGATTTAAACTATCAATGGTTTTATTCTGAGCTAAAACGTCACAATGTCTCACATTACATTTACTATTTAGCCACAGAGAATGTTCATATTGTATTAAAAAATGATAATACAGTGTTATTAAAGGGCCTAAAAAACATTGTGTCTGTCAAATTTTCAAAGGATAGGCATCTTATAGAAACGACCTCTAATAAGCTGAAATCCAGAGAGATCACATTTCAGGAATACAGAAGAAACCTTGCTAAAGCAGGAGTTTTTCGGTGGGTTACAAATATCCACGAACAAAAAAGATATTACTATACCTTTGATAATTCATTACTCTTTACTGAAAACATACAGAGCACATCACAAATGTTTCCACACTAAACCATAACGTCCGGTTTCTTCCACCATCGCACCGGAAAAGCGACTATGAGGGTAACCCTGCGTCTGTCAGCACAGTAAAATCCGGTGTGCATCGTTTTTGATTATTCCCGCACACTCACGCAGAAGGAATTCCCCGTCGGGCTACGGTCATGGTTAATGCGGGAATACGGCGACGATACAGCGCATGATGTGTCAGGCTTGAATACCTTTATCCGTTAAAAGGGATATCAGTTAAGTTATCCCGTGCAGGGTATAAGCCATTATCAAGCCCCCCCGTAGATAGGCTTTGTAATGACATCTTCAATTAATCAGCAGTTCAGGCTGTGTCACCTGCAAGATGTATTCATGCTCGACAGCCAGGACACGCTTCTCTTTCTTCCGTTCGTTCATTAACCGACTGCCGATCGTACCTTTCAGCTTTGAGCGTGTTTCTTTGATGGCGTAGCGGTGCTGCATTTCTTCGCCAATTGCCATGCGGCGGCTCAGTTGCTCTGCCATCCAGTTGAATGCTGCGATATAGCTCTCCTTGATTGCCGCAGCAGCTTTCCCGGTGAACCCCATCACAACCATGATCCAGCCATCTTTCGTCAGGCTGTACATCGGGCGAACCTTGCCCTGCTCATCGATATAATCAGCCGACGCAAAATTGCGTTGGCTAAACTCACGCGAGCAATCAGCCTTAACCTGCTCGATTTTCCTGAGAACATCACCGTGTCGCTTGCCGAAGTACTTGGCAATTTTTCTGGATGTGGTAACGACCTCTCCGTTTTTGGCTTGCACCATTTCTCGGAAGTCGAAGGCTGGAATAACTGAATGATTATTCATAGCGTCTTTACCTTTTAGAAAGTGAGCCTGTCTCACAGAAAAGCCGCCCGAGAGAGGTCGCCACCTATAACGGCATTTCTCAGGCTCGCTTACTGAAAGGCTCTCGTTAATATGCGCGTGAGATGCGCTGTGAAATTCAGATATAAAAAGCCCCGCGAATGCGAGGCTAAATCCTGGTATTTGTAATGAACTGGCTCTTATCTCAACGCAGCCCCTTACTGCGCGCCAGATGCTCAATATCAAGCATCAGCAATGAGATGTTTAATCTGGATTTACTCCAGAAGTGATCACCACCCTGTCTACAGAGCCAGATGTGAAGGATGATGAGTAAAATTATCGCTATCATCGAAGGCATTGCGTCCTAATGTATTCCTGAAGCGTTCTCAGTGCTGTTTGGTCGCGGATAATTCCGTCCCGGATATCGAGAACGTTTCGTCCAGCAACTGGAGAGAGTTCGACGGTGGCATCATTGCCCATGCCGGAGGCGCTGGAGGTTTCGGCTGAGGATGGCACAGGGCATTTTCCTTTGACGAGCACCCTGCCACCATTATCAAGCTTCCGCAGAAGAGCATCATTTTCAGCTTTCGCATCAGCTAACTCCTTCGTGTATTTTGCATCGAGCGCAGCAACATCACGCTGACGCATCTGCATGTCAGTAATTGCCGCGTTCGCCAGCTTCAGTTCTCTGACATTTTTGTCGCGCTGGGCTTTGTAGGTAATGGCGTTATCACGGTAATGATTAACAGCCCATGACAGGCAGACGATGATGCAGATAACCAGAGCGGAGATAATCGCGGTTACTCTGCTCATTGTTTCCCCCACAAACAGACTTCACGCTCAATCTCACGGCGAGTCATCAGTCCTTTCCATTGATTACCGCCAGCGTATGTCCAGCGCCGTAGCTGATCACATGCGCCTTTGATATCACCGTGGTTTATTTTGCGAAGAAGCGTCGATGTTCTGAAATTGCCAGCACCCACGTTGTAGACGAACGAGTAAAGAGCGCCGCGCGTTGTTTCCGGTATATCAACTTTTATGTACGGGTTAATTTGTCTGGCGACCGTGGCAAGGTCTTTATTCAGGAGGGCTTTGCATTCTGCTTTGGTATACGTTTTACCGAGCATGATGTCTTTTCCTGTATGCCCGTGACATACAGTCCATACACCAACAATATCTTTGTATGGTATGTAGCTGACACCTTCCAGACCATCGTTACCACTTGGGCCAGTGATTAACACTGATGCTATAGCAATTGCTCCGCCACCAATAGCAGCAGCAACGGCTTTTCGTAATGATGGAGGCATTATTCACCTCTCGCAGCCTTGCGCTTATCTTCTTTAATCTTGAAATAAAGGTTTGTCAGGTACGTCAGCAGGCCAAATACCAGGCTACCCAGCACACCTATTGCTGCCCACTGTGAGGGCGTGACTTTATCGAGCAGCTGTAAAAACCAGTAACCGGCACTACCTGCTGAGGTGCCATAGGCGACACCCGTTGTTAACTTATCCATGGATTTCATAACCCCACCTCGCAGACAAAGCGGGTGTAAATTGAGGGAATACTACGAAACGTAACAGACTCGGAGTCAGTGAATAACTCAGGTATTGGGTTATCAGCTAATATCGAGACTCAAAAAATGGAAAAACCCGCTCGACGGCGGGTTTAAGCTGTGTGACGAAGTAACCACTCTTAACAGCATAACCAATTTTTTACGTACGTAAACCACTAAATGATATTTGCGAGAATGCTACCGAGTATTGAAAACACCACTACAAATACATAAGCAAATCTCAACAAATAACCAACAAATAATTTCCAGTGTTATTTTTAGCCGATTTAAATTGAACCTTCAAATTATAGAGCACTTATAAATAACAGCCGTTAATATAAATTGGCTAATAGATTTATTTTTATTCAGCCAAGAGCTATGAATAGGATTCGATAGAAAAAAGTTCAGATAAAAATAGAGATCTACTTCACAAATCAAACGAGAAACCAAAACTTACATCTTGAAATAATCACATTGATTAGATGAATATTTATCGCGCAGTGACATCATTTTTTAATAATAGTTCAAAAAAAAGGGCTCACGATGAAAAAATTAACAGTGGCAATTTCTGCTGTAGCTGCATCAGTACTGATGGCGATGTCTGCTCAGGCAGCTGAAATTTATAATAAAGACAGTAACAAGCTGGATCTGTACGGGAAAGTTAATGCTAAGCACTACTTCTCCTCTAATGATGCAGATGATGGTGATACTACTTATGCCCGTCTTGGCTTCAAAGGTGAAACCCAAATCAACGATCAACTGACTGGTTTCGGTCAGTGGGAATATGAATTCAAAGGCAACCGCGCTGAATCTCAAGGTTCCTCCAAAGACAAAACCCGTCTTGCATTTGCAGGCCTGAAATTCGGTGACTACGGCTCAATCGATTACGGCCGTAACTACGGTGTAGCATACGACATCGGTGCGTGGACTGACGTTCTGCCAGAATTCGGTGGCGATACCTGGACCCAGACAGATGTGTTCATGACTGGTCGCACCACTGGTGTTGCAACTTATCGTAACAACGACTTCTTTGGTCTGGTTGATGGTCTGAACTTTGCTGCTCAGTATCAGGGTAAAAATGACCGCACTGACGTAACTGAAGCTAATGGTGATGGTTTCGGTTTCTCCACTACTTATGAGTATGAAGGATTCGGTGTAGGTGCAACCTATGCTAAATCTGATCGCACTAATAATCAGGTTATCTACGGTAACAACGGTCTGAATGCTTCTGGTCAAAATGCTGAAGTATGGGCAGCTGGTCTGAAATATGATGCGAACAACATCTATCTGGCCACCACCTATTCTGAAACCCAGAACATGACTGTTTTTGGTAATAACCATATTGCCAACAAAGCACAAAACTTCGAAGCTGTTGCACAATATCAGTTCGACTTCGGCCTGCGTCCATCCGTTGCTTACCTGCATTCTAAAGGAAAAGACTTGGGTGTTTGGGGTGATCAGGACCTGGTTGAATATGTTGATGTAGGTGCAACCTATTACTTCAACAAAAATATGTCCACTTTTGTTGACTACAAAATCAACCTGATTGATAAGAGCGATTTCACGAAAGCATCTGGCGTTGCTACCGATGATATCGTTGCTGTAGGTATGGTTTACCAGTTCTAATTTGATTACTAAAAGATATGTTGTGGGAGGCTTTGCCTCCCCAACATATAAGTGGCTCCCTCAAGCCACTTCCTTTAGAAGCACAACCTTGCTTCTAACTATACAAACCTTCTGTTATATATTACCCTTTATTTTTGGGGGCGTTTCAACGCCCCATTTTTAATAACTTTTAGTAAATAATTGGCGTATTAATTAGAGTTATTAACAACGATATCCATCTCTAACCGGATATCTAATGCCATTAACATCCCTTCAATTATGCCCTCAGCCTTCTGTAACCTTTTCCCGATATAACCATCAGAGCAGCAATGCTTACCTGCCAGTGACATGAATGTCATACCGACTACATAATAATCTACTAATAAATCGTGCAAATCGCTGTTGTTCTTTTTCAGACGGGCCATGCACCCGCAAATGATCATCGCGTCATCGTCACAACATTGCGGGCGAGATTTTACTTTTGAAGGAATTAATCCCTTAAAACCGGCGGCAATGGACGACCAGGTCACATCTTCATGATTATTAGCCGCCCACGCTCCCCAACGCTCAAGAACCATCTGAATATCACGCATCAACTTACTCCACAAAAATCAGACCAGAACGCCAATTACAAGCAAAAATCAATAAAACAGTATTAGTTGATTGTTATCTCTGACTTCATACTCCTGCTCCTGTCAGGGTTTTGGCGTAATTCTTCAGTATTCGGTAATCGGTCAAAACAGAACCGGGGAAACGATATAAGCGCAGACGCCCCCAGCGGTGGCGAAGAAGTTCTGCTATATTAAACTCAAACATCATTCATTCCCCATTTCGGTGATGGTCAGTTCCAGCCTCCCACCTTTGGTAACAGGCATCTTCACAACGCGGTAATCAACGACCTGAGCATCATCCAGCCAGAAACCTGCTTTAGTGAGTGCGTCAAAAGCGGCTTTTTGCAGATTATCCAGGTCACGGCGACGGCGATCCGGCATGTGGCACTCAATGCGGATTTTCACAGGCATAGCCAGGCCGATATCCAGCATTGCGCTTTTAATGATTCGGGCGACGTTATCGCGGTATGCCTGCCCCTCTGCACTGACGTGCGTGCGCCCGCGATTATGGCGGTAATAGCGATTATTGCTCGGAGGCCAGGGTAATGTGATACTGTAGGTATTCACGCCTTAATAACCCCCTCTTTCAGCCAGATAACCTGTGTTCTCGCCATACCTTCCAGCGCGCATTCTTTTGCATATGCAGCATCGACAAAATGTGTGCGGCGGTCGATTTCGTCGTGGCAGGCAGAACATGCAATGGTGGCAATCAGGTCTGGCGGTTTGATACCGGTACCGCACAATCCAGCCAGCCGGATATGTGCCAGTACAGACGTTTCAGAATTGCCATTACATACGCCAGGGATTCTTACCTGGCATTCCCGACCACGCGCTGCTTTTCTCAAATCAGCCATGATTCCTCCTTGCTGCCAGTCGCAACCATTTTTTATCAACCAGGCTAGCGGTATATCCGAGCAGTGTTGGTATTTCGGATGGCTTCAGCTCAGGCTTACGCTTACGACGATTTGATACTCTGTAGATGTGTCCGTTCATGACACGAATAAGCGGTGTAGCCATTACGCCTCCTGCTTGTCGCGGAGCAGCTGGAACTCGCAGCTCTGCGGAATAGTCAGGTGGCAGCCAATATTCACCGCCCAGGCTTCAACCTTACACAGGAAGACATACATCTCTCCGGTATCAAGATCGGAGGTATGGCGTAACGACTGGATAGTGGTGATATCACCGGTTACGACATCAACCAGGTCTTTGGTTTCATAACCGAGATATGTGTGTTTGAGAGCATCTTTTACCCAAGCTGGAGTGGCGAACGTTTTACCCCTGCTGATGAGGTATTCACTGATTTCGCTGTACCACATGTGGCTGAGTGCATTCTGGGAAAGACTGCGTTTCTCACGCCACGGTTTAAGCACCATGCGAAAGCATTTGCCCTCCTCCAGATAAGGCTGGATCTGCCGACCGATAGCGGTGAAGTTGCCGCGATGTAATTTGATGCCGTCTTGTGAGAGGTTCACGCTTCACCTCCGCAGAGGTCAAACGCTAGATGCAAAGAATTGCAGGTGCATTTCTGCATCTGTGAAGGGAGAAGAGAGTTTGGATTGTATGTGCGCATAAACGTCCCCGTTTAGCGCAGAAGTCACCGGAGTTGTTCAGGCTCCGGTGACATAATTATGCCGTGTTGATTTCCCAAAATCAAAATCGATAGAATTGCTCCTTCTTAAAACACTTTTACTCTCTGGAAGCTTTTCTTATCTCTCTTGGTGTTATATTAAAACGATTATGAAATCTTTCAGTAAAACGAGAAGGACACTTATAACCATTTTCTCTGGCAATCTCGCTTATAGGTTTTACCGTCGTTTGTATAGCAGACAACGCATTATTTAACCTCACATCGTCCAGTATACTTTGGAAACTTACCCCCTCGCTTGCTAGACGGCGATGTAATGTAGAAACAGAAATGTAGAGATATCGAGCAACCTTGTTTGCTGTCCATTTTGTGCCGGGTTCGGATAGCAGCAGGTTATAACAACGACTTATCAATGATTGTTTACTATATGATAAAAGTAAATGATTAACATGATTCACTCCTAACGAAAGTAGAACGCCCATTGCTAAGTGCTCCTGAATTTTAGTTGAGAAGCCTCGGGAAACAGATGTTTTTAGTTGCTCCCAACAATATATTAACTCAGGATTCTGAGGTAAAAAGAAACTTGTTTTGTTACGTATTTGATCAGTTACCGTATAAAGTTTTTGGAAACTCTCAATTAAATCAATGGGTAAGTAAAGCATTTCTGCAAGATAAAGCCCTGCTTCAGGATAATTCTCAATATAAAATTCATAACCACAAGGAAATAATATTATTTGATTATTATCAACAGTTAAAGTATGCGTCTCCCAATTGATAACTTTCTTTCCCTGACGGATACGACACAAAGCTGGCATAAGAGGCTTAACCCTATGAATCTCATGATGTTTATGCATCCGTATTTCTTCGATCTTTAAGTTAGTCTTACCTCTTGCCAGCATACTCTCACCCTACTTTATCTCATAAACTGGTGTTATCTCAGCGGTTGCGATTTTATTAGCATTAAGCATATAACCAACTAACGCTCCGCTGGAGTTAGAATCTACAGGAATCTTTTCAGTTTTTAGAGCCCATACTTTAAACTGGTAATGATGTGGTTTATCTCCTTTAGGAGGACATGCGCCACCAAACCCAGCATAGCCAAAATCATTTCGGCCTTGAACAGCACCAGTCGGCAGTTTTGTTCCATCACGTCTCCCTGCATCAACGGGCAAATATGTTATTGTTGCTGGAATATTAACAACAGTCCAATGCCACCAACCACTGCCTGTAGGTGCATCTGGATCATATACAGTTACGGCAAAGCTTTTGGTACCTTCAGGAACACCAGACCAGGTTAATGAGGGCGATGTATTACCACCTTCACACCCAAATCCAGAAAAGACATGAGACGTTGTAAGTTGCTCTCCTGTTTTTATTTCATTACTAGTGACCTGAAATGCTGCAGCCTGCGCAGAAAATGTTATGAATGCCAATACAGTTGAAACGATAAGTGTTTTCATAAAAACCTCTTTGTTATGACCTATCGTTATTTTATTTGATATTCCTTTATCTCATTATGCATAAAGGCGCAATGTTTATGCAAAAGCAATCACAATTGTACCCCCAACCCAATTATTTGCCACAATATACACAAAGCACATTGATACTATCTAAAAACTCTGCTTTATTATTAGTAATACCTACGAAAGTCGGTGTTATTTTTTAACCTACCATTCAAAATACGTGACATACACCATTTTGCTCATAATAATTTGTCACGTATTTTCAGTATTTGAATCTGCGACCAAGAGTTCTCACCTAACAAATGATTAAGATTGTATAGCTCATTTACTACCCCAATACAGCCGTACAAAACTCGCTTGTGGGAGCAAACAAAGTAATTACCCATTAAGTTTCGTCAAAGATAATTAATTCTGTCTTGCACTTTATCACCATAGCATAACTTAAAATCCGAGATCATTATTTAGAAATAAATCTCACCATCAACCATATATTTGAGAGCACTTATCGCCTGCTGGGCGGATATTACTTTCATTAAAGGATAGTGTTTAAAAACAATGCCATTCATAAAATAGATATCACAGGTTTTATTATCCGTATTAATTATGATTTTTTCGAATGTTTTATAGGCAAGTGTACGGCATAACTCTCGTCCATTTTTACTGGTTAAGTCAATAGCATAAAAATCACTGAATGAATTTACACCTTTACTCTTCAAAGTTTTCAATGATACCGAAGCCCTTCGTAATTCCTTATCTAATAGTCTTATTTTCTCTGCTATAGCGGTAACTTCAGGCGCGACAGACAATGCAACGATTAAATTATTAATTTTCATCTGAAGCTCAATAATTTTTAACTCTAAAGTTTCATTAGCATCTTTCTTGTTTTCAACTGGTTGAATTTTGCTACAATTAAAAAGCAATTCATTAATGATATTATAATCAACCAAATCTCTTTTTATTGATGGCCTGTCACATCGATGTAATCTTCTCATCGGACAAACATAATAGCCATGCAAACTTCCAGATACCGCATGAACAATCATGGTATTACCACAAGCCTCACACTTCATAACTGTTCGAAGTAGATTTATTAGCATAGGATTCTTGCTACTATTGCTAATACCAAAAGGTGCCAACCGAATTTCCTGTACAGCGTAAAACAAATCATCTGATATAACTCTGGGATAATAGCCAGCGATTTCACTTATCCCTTTCCCTCTTGCACGATATGAAGGTACGCATATACCTATCAGAGCTTTATTCGCTAATAATTTTTCAATTACAGAAGGTCCCCATGCACTTTCTTTTCCTGAGAAATTCTTTACAGCATGATCATTTAAATACTTGGCTATTGCATTCAATGAGCGCCTTTCCATCCTGAGTTTAAAAATTAGCTCAATAGTTTTCACCCTGTCGGGGTCTGGAACAAAAGCCGTTCTTTTGTCATCTAAGGAGAGCCATCTCGGACAAGACGCCGTCATAATCGTACCTGATTCCATTGCATCCTGCCGTTTTTTCTTCCATGATAATTTAACCCGACTTGACTTTATCTCGCTTTCTTCATTTGCCCTTTGTGCTATAAGTATGGCTTTTATTAATGAATATGGCTCATTCAAAGAGTCAATATTATAGACTGTATTGTCGCAAAGAGTTATAACATCAATACCGTGATTCAAAATCAATTTCAGACGTTCAATCGCTTCACCGACTTTTTCTCTTGAAAGTCTGTCCAGACTTTCAACTAACAATGTAGTTCCTGGCAATATATAACCATGCTCTATAGCATCTAAAAATTCCGAAAAAGCTCCTGATTGTGCATGCTTTCCTTTGAATGCACTTAATCCTAAATCTTCATATGTTATGGTATCAAGATAATAATCACTATTTACCTTTAACCATTCAGCAATAAGTCTTCTCTGTCGGTTTAATGAGTCACCAGACATCTGACCTGGTGATGAAAATCGCATATATGCTATGGCTTTTTTCATGGTGACACCTGCTAACGTATGCTTTTATAAACCTTAGTGGTGGGATATAATTTTTGTTTAATTTTTATTTAAAAAGACAATTAAGGTCACATTATCTTGAATATACAACAATAATCGTATTGCAATTTTCTTACGCCATAATCTTGAAAGCACAAAAGAATACATAAAAAATAAAGACATTAACAAAAAGCATAAAACGAGGCTCATATAAATATAAGAGCCTCCATATTTTAGTCGTTTAGAAACAAATTATTTTAATGTGGTGTGCTTCGTGACAATAAATTAATAACCAACACACCGGCACAAATCAACATCATGCCTATAATGGCTGGCAGGTCCAGCCGTTGGCCGAAAAATCCCCATGACAGTAAACTAATCAGGACAATACCGACTCCTGACCAGATAGCATAAGCAATCCCTGTAGGAATATAAGCCAGCGTCTGAGCTAATAACCAGAATGATGCACAATAACAAATAATTGTACCAACAGATGGCCATAACCGTGTAAAACCTTCTGAAAACTTCATTAAGGTTGTACCAATGACCTCTGCAAGTATTGCACCACCAAGATAAATATAAGGGTTCATAGCATATTCTTTCCTGTTCAAACTGGAGAGAATTGTACTACAGTTTGAACTCAACTCACCTGTTTCATCATTGTGTTCCCATTGATGTTCTTTTATATACCCTCAATACCCGTTTCATCGCGGCACTCTGGCGACACTCCTTAAAAATCAGATTCGTGCTCACCTTTCCTTCCCGTTCTTCTCTGGTAGCGAACCGGTAATACACCGTTCGCCAGACCTTACCATCAACGACCAGGATTCCTGCCCGCGCCATTTTAGCCGCAGCCTGATTTATGCTGGTTACGGTTGCGCCTGTTACCGCGGCAACGTCCTGTGCACAGAAGCTCTTATGCGTCCCCAGGTAATGAATAATTGCCTCTTTGCCCGTCATACACTTGCTCCTTTCAGTCCGAACTTAGCTTTAATTTCTGCGATCTTCGCCAGAGCCTGTGCACGATTTAGAGGTCTACCGCCCATAACAGGAAGTTGTTTTACTGGTTCAGGTATCGTCTCACCACGGTTAATTCGCGCTGTCATACAGGTCAGTTCATCGGCAGCCTTGCGCCGTAATTCCGCGTCAGTCAGCGCATTGGCCCGCATGTTCTGGTACAAGTTGGTAACCAACCAGTAATGCGCGTTCGATTTCCACGGATAAGACTCTGCATCCGGATACAGGCCACGCTTCCGGCAATACTCGTAAACCATATCAACCAGCTCGCTGACGTTTGGCAGCCCGGCGTTAACAGATGCTTCTTCCCGGCACCAGGCGACAAACTGCCCGGGTGATGGCAGGAATGGTCGATTCTGCCGACGGGCTACGCGCATTCCAGCGTTAACCTGTTCCATTGTGGTGATCCCGTTTTCCCGGAAAGCCAGAACCCACTGGCGGCGGATTTCGTTCAGTTCATTCTGGTCACGGTTAGCCAGGCTCGCCGGGAAAGTTGCCAGTAACTGGCTTAACACACCGTTGATGATCTGCGCTACCTGCTGTACCTGTGGCTTTTCGTCGTACTGTTCCGGCATGTTGTTGGCGATCCGGCGCATCTGCTCACAGTCAAAGTTAACCATCTGTGCGGCGATGTTTTTCATAGCTCCACCCCGTAAATCCAGTCAGTGTTCGTCAGGTCGAGTTTTGGTTTGCCGGCTGTCACGCCAGCCTGTTGCTTGTTTCGGTTGATTTCGAGCTGGGTCCACTTGTCGCGGAGTTTGGCCGGACTTAGCACGTTACCGGACCAGAAGTTGTCCTGGCATGCCCAGCGGAACAGCACGCACATGTCGCGGTGGTTACGTCCGTCACGTTCACGCATCAGGCGGATATCGTTAGCCCACCCTGCAAAATTCGGTTTTCTGGCTGATGGCGCGATGGTCTTCACCATGTCAAACATCCACTCTGCGGCGGTCAGGTCTTCTGCTGTCCCCCACTTGCTGCCGCTCTGAATTGCAGCATCCGGTTTCACCACAGGAAGATCGTTTTCTGGTTGGTCAGAGGATTCGCCAGAATTCTCGGACGAAAAAGGTTTTATATTGTCTTTTGTTAGTTTGTCTTTTGTGTTTACCTGATTCGGGTAAACGCCTTTACCTGATTTGGGTAAACTTTTTTTACCTGATTCAGGTAAATTTACCTCTTTCAGGTAAACTTTATTTTTCTTACCTGATTCGGGTAATGTTGACCATTCACTGACCACATTATTAATGCCGATATTCCGCCCGCTCTGAATAAGAATCCCACGCTTTACCAGAACGCTTTTTGCAGCAGAACACTTGTGCGGCAATATCCCGGTCAATTCGGAAAGTTGCTCGTTGCTCACCCAATCCAGTCTTTTATTAAAGCCATATGTTTTGCGCATGACAGCCAGGAAGACCAGAAGCTGGTGCTGTGTTAATCCGGCCAGCATCACAGCTTCCAGCAACTCATTTGCAATGCGCGTATAACCATCGTCGTGATCTGCCACGCGCCGCTCCTTTTGTGCCACATCCGGCACTGGAAAATTGAATATCTCAGCAGTGTTTGCCATAATTCCTCCCGCAATGAGTGTGTTACGATTTGCACCTGAAAGTCGGTTCTGTTCGCGCAGACCGGCTTTCGCCATTTCCGAACCTGTCATATTGCCCCCAGCATGGTGGTGACCATCGCCATCAGTGGACCAGCCAAATCCGGGTCCACACGAAACATCGACACAATGCCTTCACTCATCTCCTTCAGTTTCTGGTGGCGTGGTGCGTTGAGAATGACAGCCTGTTTTGCCTCACTGAGTTCCTTTTCCATTTCAGCCAGCCGAGCCATGTAGCTATCCTGCTCAACCAGGTGGCCGCGATATTCCAGCGGTAGTACCGCCAGAATTGCCGGGGTCAGTTCACGCACGTTATTTCGGTATTTTTCAGAATCGAATTTGTTATCGAGGAAGCGGAACAGCTTCTGGCGTGCACGGCTGACATCATCAGGGAAATCGATGGTGCCGCCGCCCTGCTCCCGATACTCATTCACAATGAGTGCGGCAACAACATCCTGATTATCTGCAGCCGACCAGGCGCGAACGGCATCACGGATTTTTTCGTGGCCTGGCGCCTGTTTTGTTTGAGAACGATTTATCACCGCAGTCGGGCTAAATCCGCTAGTCTGTTGGTATGTAAGTGGTTGCATAGTCATTGCCTTATCAGTTAACGCCGCAGTTTAGGCGGCAGAATTACTCGCGTTAAACAATGGTGCGAGGTCGGGACGAATATCTGCTGGTTTAATCTTTCCACCAGTGGCTGAGACAATTTTCATTACATAGCGGGCATCAATTCCGCCACCGTGTAGCCAACGCCAAACTGTGGGTTGGGCTACACCGCATAGATCTGCCAGTCGTTTTTGACTACCTGTAATACTGATTGCGAGTTGAATGGTTTGATTTGTCATTATCAATTCCTATTGGTATTGCAATGAATGAATAATAGCAATGCGTATTAATCCAAGCAATAGCAAAACGTGTTTTGACCATCAATACGCAAGCGTATAAATTAAAACTTATGAAAAAAGAAACTCTTGCTGATCGCTTAAACCTAGCGATGGAACAATCTGGAATGTCTCAAGGCGCTCTTGCAAAGGCGTCTGGCGTAGCTCAACCCACAATCTGGAGACTGACAAGCGGCAACGCTCGCGGCTCAACAAAAATTGTTGAAATAGCTAATGCATTGGGTGTTCGAACAGAATGGCTCTCATCAGGCATAGGCCCGATGAGAAATGACGGTCAACAATCAGGGAAGCCTGCTGTCAGCCATTCAAAATACTTCAAAATTGACGTTCTTGATATAGAAGTCAGTGCCGGGCCGGGAGTCATCAACCGTGAGTTTGTAGAAGTTCTACGCTCGGTTGAGTACTCGTTTGACGATGCTCGTCACATGTTCGATGGTAGGAAGGCAGAAAATATCCGCATCATTAACGTACGCGGTGACAGCATGTCAGGAACGATCGAACCAGGTGATCTTCTGTTCGTTGATATCACGGTTAAATCTTTCGACGGTGATGGTATCTATGCGTTTCTGTATGACGACACAGCCCATGTAAAGCGCCTGCAAATGATGAAGGATAAGCTGCTAGTTATCTCTGATAACAAGAGCTACTCACCGTGGGACCCGATCGAGAAAGACGAGATGAACCGGGTATTCATCTTCGGGAAAGTCATCGGAAGCATGCCGCAGACGTATAGGAAGCATGGGTAGTGAAGGACGTGTCAACTCTATTTTGTAAGCTATCCAGACTCACAGTTGCAGATCGACGAGTAACTTACATACAGCACAAAAAAACAATATGCGCGTGCTTTTAGACTAGACTTACCATAATGGTAACAAGTATGATTCTTAGCAGATATGTGGGAACTCCTCCCCGTGATGGCGAGGACAGAAAGATTCAAGGTGGTCCGCTTTATTTAGATATCATTGATTTGATTGATGAATGTGACACACTGCCTTGGACTAGACGGTGTATCAGGGATGTTCAATCGCTTTCTTTAGATGCAGATGACATCAAATCTATGGTGATAAAAGCAGTCACTAAAGGGAGATTTCTAGGTTCAGAATGGTGTCAAGGCAGTAAACCAGGTGTATGGGCAGCTTGTGATGCTTATAGCTTTGAGCACTCATTTTGGTGCCAAGCTATGCATAAAGAACTTAATAACGAGTTCTACATTAAATTTTTTGTAAACATTACTGGCAATGTAGTGCTTACAGTATCTCTTCATCTCTCTAATTGAGTGATGATAAATGAGGATTTTTATATGAGAAACAACAACATATGTCCAGTTTGTGGTGTAGGTCATCTCACCGTGGAGATGGAGTATGATGATGTTACTTATAAAGGGGAAACAAAAAATCTCCCAATAAGGTTTTCTGTGTGTGATCAATGTGGTTCGGAAACTGCCACACCAGTCGATTTACGAGAAAACAAACGAATTTTCAATGAATACAAAAAGTCTATCGATGGACTTTTAACAGGAAAAGAATTAAAAAAAATTAGAACTGAAGTATGGATGATAACCCAGCAAAAGGCATCCTCTATATTTGGTGGGGGGCCTAAGGCATTTTCCAAGTATGAATCTGATGATGTCATTCAATCAGAAGCAATGGATAAACTGATGCGTTTAGCAGCAGAAGTTCCTGATGCATTCAAAAGGTTACGGGAATTATCTGGCGAAATCAAAGTTGAAAGAACAGTCTCATCATCTAAATCTTTACCTATATGGAAATCTGAAGCAAAAGCACAATTTGAAAACGATGATCAGGGATTTGACAGCAAATCACCAGCCCAAACAAAAATGAATCAAACATCAATAAAGATAAAAACTGTTGCTAAGCGGGTAGCATGATGAATGAACTTCTTAGATCAGCAATAGACGCATTATCAATAATGCATATCAATATCAGAGAATCTAACTTTGCTTTTTCTGAAGGGTATAATAGCTTTAACTTCAACAGCATAAATAAGCAAACACAATCATTTCGTAAGATAAAAAAAATCGAAGCTATTGAATTAGTAAGTGACGATGACTCATTAAAAAATGAGCTATATTACTCTTTTCACTACTCAGTTGGGCTTAGATTTATTGCAAAATCCGAAGAAACATCTAAAGACGAAAATGATGTTGATACAATTTTTTCTATAGAAGCAATTTTTGAGGCGATATATCGCTCAAAGAGAGAATTATCTAAAGAAGAGTTAGAAGAATTTGCTAAGCAAAATGTAGGTTTTAATGTATGGCCTTTTTGGCGAGAGTATGTTCAAAACAGCACATCCAGAATGGGAATTACTACAATAGCTATACCATTCTTTAAATTCAATAAATCAGACATACCTTCATTAGATTAAATTCAAATATAACTCCCGGCTACCGTGCCGGGTTTTCTTTTGCCCTCCCCCCATCACACAAACCGTTCAAAAAACCACCACGACCTCACTTCAGTTATCGCTATGCGATGCAAGTCACAAAATTAATTCTTTTTGCTATCAAACATTTAATATCAAAACACATCAACTAATAGCAATAAGTATTGATATCACCAATAGCAATAGCTATTATCACCATATCGCAACAACACAACGATACGGCAACCACCTGATTCACCGTTGCGATGACCGCTTAGATCCGCAGCTTGAATTTCAGCAGGCTTCGGGGAGTGCGAGGGATGAAACGGACGCGTGAACGTCGGTGTGACCAGCTGAAATCAACTCAACATTTCATACCTTAGTCGCTTCAACGAGGCGGCTTAGTTATGACAACCGGCGGCCATCCACCGCCTGAATACGCGCAGAAGTCTTTATATGTTCAGCAGCCCAGCTTACGGGCAGGAGTTTTTATGGTTCATCAACATTACGGAACGCAGACCGTTAATCGCGGTGCGGTCATGCCAGGAATGCTGGTCAAACGCAAAGATGGTACCTGGACTGCATCAGCTAATTTACGCGGACGACTTTATCTGCATCGCGGCATTGAGCGCACTTATACCCGTGACTTGCTCGTGGAAGTTTTTCTCGACGGACGCGGCAACGGTCTGAATCACTAATCCCCTTTCCTGTTTTCCGAATCAGCCTGGCATTCCGCGGGCGATTTTTTCACAGCCATTTTCAGGAGTTCAGCCATGAACGCTTATTACATTCAGGATCGTCTTGAGGCTCAGAGCTGGGCGCGTCACTACCAGCAGATCGCCCGTGAAGAGAAAGAGGCAGAACTGGCAGACGACATGGAAAAAGGCCTGCCCCAGCACCTGTTTGAATCGCTATGCATCGATCATTTACAACGCCACGGGGCCAGCAAAAAAGCCATTACCCGTGCGTTTGATGACGATGTTGAGTTTCAGGAGCGCATGGCAGAACACATCCGGTACATGGTTGAAACCATTGCTCACCACCAGGTTGATATTGATTCAGAGGTATAAAACGGATGAGTACAGCACTCGCAACGCTGGCAGGGAAGCTGGCTGAACGTGTCGGCATGGATTCTGTCGACCCACAGGAACTGATCACCACTCTTCGCCAGACGGCATTTAAAGGTGATGCCAGCGATGCGCAGTTCATCGCATTGTTGATCGTCGCCAACCAGTACGGCCTTAATCCGTGGACGAAAGAAATTTACGCCTTCCCTGATAAGCAGAACGGCATCGTTCCGGTGGTGGGCGTTGATGGCTGGTCCCGCATCATCAATGAAAACCAGCAGTTTGATGGCATGGACTTTGAGCAGGACAATGAATCCTGCACATGCCGGATTTACCGCAAGGACCGTAATCATCCGATCTGCGTTACCGAGTGGATGGATGAATGCCGCCGCGAACCATTCAAAACCCGCGAAGGCAGAGAAATCACGGGGCCGTGGCAGTCGCATCCCAAACGGATGTTACGTCATAAAGCCATGATTCAGTGTGCCCGTCTGGCCTTCGGATTTGCTGGTATCTATGACAAGGATGAAGCCGAGCGCATTGTCGAAAATACCGCATACACTGCAGAACGTCAGCCGGAACGCGACATCACTCCGGTTAACGATGAAACCATGCAGGAGATTAACACTCTGCTGATTGCCCTGGACAAAACATGGGATGACGACTTATTGCCGCTCTGTTCCCAGATATTTCGCCGCGACATTCGCGCATCGTCAGAACTGACACAGGCCGAAGCAGTGAAAGCTCTTGGATTCCTGAAACAGAAAGCCTCTGAACAGAAGGTGGCTGCATGACACCGGACATTATCCTGCAGCGTACCGGGATCGACGTGAGAGCTGTCGAACAGGGGGATGATGCGTGGCACAAATTACGGCTCGGCGTCATCACCGCTTCAGAAGTTCACAATGTGATAGCAAAACCCCGCTCCGGAAAGAAATGGCCTGACATGAAAATGTCCTACTTCCACACCCTGCTTGCCGAGGTTTGCACCGGTGTGGCTCCGGAAGTTAACGCTAAGGCGCTGGCCTGGGGAAAACAGTACGAGAACGACGCCAGAGCCCTCTTTGAGTTCACTTCCGGCGTGAATGTTACTGAATCCCCGATCATCTATCGCGACGAAAGTATGCGCACCGCCTGCTCTCCCGATGGTTTATGCAGTGACGGCAATGGCCTTGAACTGAAATGCCCGTTTACCTCACGGGATTTCATGAAGTTCCGGCTCGGTGGTTTCGAGGCCATAAAATCGGCTTACATGGCCCAGGTGCAGTACAGCATGTGGGTGACACGAAAAGATGCCTGGTACTTTGCCAACTATGACCCGCGTATGAAGCGTGAAGGCCTGCATTATGTCGTGATTGAGCGGGATGAAAAGTACATGGCGAGTTTTGACGAGATGGTGCCGGAGTTCATCGAAAAAATGGACGAGGCACTGGCTGAAATTGGTTTTGTATTTGGGGAGCAATGGCGATGAAGCATCCTCACGATAATATCCGGGTAGGCGCGATCACTTTCGTCTACTCCGTTACAAAGCGAGGCTGGGTATTTCCCGGCCTTTCTGTTATCCGAAATCCCCTGAAAGCACAGCGGCTGGCTGAGGAGATAAATAATAAACGGGGAGCTGTATGCACAAAGCATCTCCCGTTGAGTTAAGAACGAGTATCGAGATGGCACATAGCCTCGCTCAAATTGGAGTCAGGTTTGTGCCAATTCCAGTAGAAACAGACGAAGAATTTCATACGTTAGCCGCATCCCTTTCACAAAAGCTGGAAATGATGGTGGCGAAAGCAGAAGCAGATGAGAGAGACCAGGTATGACAACCACTGAATGCATTTTTCTGGTAGCGGGCTTCATATTCTGTGTGCTTATGCTTGCCGACATGGGACTTGTTCAATGACACCTCAGCAAGAAAACGCCCTTCGCAGCATTGCCCGTCAGGCTAATTCTGAAATCAAAAAAGCCAGACAGCAGTTTCCGGATAAAAACGTCGATGACATTTGCCGTAGCGTACTGAAGAAGCACCGCGAAACGGTAACGCTGATGGGATTCACACCGACTCATTTAAGTCTGGCAATCGGTATGTTAAACGGCGCCTTTAAGGAACGGTGAACATGAAAAGCAAAATCCTCAGGGAGCTACAGGCTCCTTTTTTATTGTTCGCATTCACCCTCAAGCGTATTAACCAACAATTCAGGGATTAATGAAAGATGGCAGACATCATTGATTCAGCATCAGAAATTGAAGAATTACAGCGCAACACAGCAATAAAAATGCGCCGCCCGAACCACCAAGCTATATCTGCCACTCATTGTTGTGAGTGTGGCGATCCGATAGATGAACGAAGACGACTGGCCGTTCAGGGTTGTCGGACTTGTGCAAGTTGCCAGGAGGAGATCGAACTTAAGAACAAACAATGGGGATTGTGATGGCCTCAAAGCAGCAAATTTCAACATCACCAACTGAGGTGTAAAAATGTTCAGAATCATTTTTCCTAACACCTGGTACGTCGACCACCACGGCACTCCCTGCAAAATCCTGCGTTCTACCCACAACAAAGTTCACTACATCCGAAAAGGCAGAACATGTATCGCCAGCATGTTCCGCTTTAATCATGACTTTGAACCTGTGAATAAAGCTGATGCAGATCGGATAGCAGAAGAGATCGAAACAGCAGAACACATTAAGAAGTTACGTGACATGCGTTCAAAAAGCAGAGGTAATCATGGAATCATACAGCCTCACACTCGATGAGGCCTGTCAGTTTCTCAAGATATCCAGACCTACCATCGCCGCATCAATGCGGCTTTTTCTTGCGTGTAATTGCGGAGACTTTGCGATGTACTTGACACTTCAGGAGTGGAACGCACGCCAGCGGCGCCCAAGAAGCCTTGAAACAGTTCGTCGATGGGTACGCGAGTGCAGGATATTCCCACCACCGATTAAGGACGGAAGAGAGTATTTGTTCCACGAATCAGCGGTAAAGGTTGACTTAAATCGACCAGTAACAGGTAGCCTTTTGAAGAGGATCAAAAATGGGAAGAAGGCGAAGTCATGAGCGCCGGGATTTACCCCCTAATCTTTATATAAGAAACAATGGATATTACTGCTACAGGGACCCAAGGACGGGTAAAGAGTTTGGATTAGGCCGAGACAGGCGAATCGCAATCACTGAAGCTATACAGGCCAACATTGAGTTATTTTCAGGACACAAACACAAGCCTCTGACAGCGAGAATCAACAGTGATAATTCCGTTACGTTACATTCATGGCTTGATCGCTACGAAAAAATCCTGGCCAGCAGAGGAATCAAGCAGAAGACACTCATAAATTACATGAGCAAAATTAAAGCAATAAGGAGGGGTCTGCCTGATGCTCCACTTGAAGACATCACCACAAAAGAAATTGCGGCAATGCTCAATGGATACATAGACGAGGGCAAGGCGGCATCAGCCAAGTTAATCAGATCAACACTGAGCGATGCATTCCGAGAGGCTATAGCTGAAGGCCATATAACAACAAACCCGGTCGCAGCCACTCGCGCTGCAAAATCAGAGGTAAGGAGATCAAGACTTACGGCTGACGAATACCTGAAAATTTATCAAGCAGCAGAATCATCACCATGTTGGCTTAGACTTGCAATGGAACTGGCTGTTGTTACCGGGCAGCGAGTTGGTGATTTATGCGAAATGAAGTGGTCTGATATCGTAGATGGATATCTTTATGTCGAGCAAAGCAAAACAGGCGTAAAAATTGCCATCCCAACAACATTGCATGTTGATGCTCTCGGGATATCAATGAAGGAAACACTTGATAAATGCAAAAAGATTCTTGGCGGAGAAACCATAATTGCATCTACTCGTCGTGAACCGCTTTCATCCGGCACAGTATCAAGGTATTTTATGCGCGCACGAAAAGCATCAGGTCTTTCCTTCGAAGGGGATCCGCCTACCTTTCACGAGTTGCGCAGTTTGTCTGCAAGACTCTATGAGAAGCAGATAAGCGATAAGTTTGCTCAACATCTTCTCGGGCATAAGTCGGACACCATGGCATCACAGTATCGTGATGACAGAGGCAGGGAGTGGGACAAAATTGAAATCAAATAATGATTTTATTTTGACTGATAGTGACCTGTTCGTTGCAACAAATTGATAAGCAATGCTTTTTTATAATGCCAACTTAGTATAAAAAAGCAGGCTTCAACGGATTCATTTTTCTATTTCATAGCCCGGAGCAACCTGTGAACACATTTTCAGTTTCCCGTCTGGCGCTGGCATTGGCTTTTGGCGTGACGCTGACCGCCTGTAGCTCAACCCCGCCCGATCAACGTCCTTCTGATCAAACCGCGCCTGGTACCTCTTCTCGCCCGATTCTGTCGGCAAAAGAAGCGCAGAATTTCGATGCTCAACACTATTTTGCATCCCTGACACCAGGTGCAGCAGCGTGGAATCCTTCCCCGATTACCCTGCCTGCGCAACCTGACTTTGTTGTCGGCCCGGCGGGCACTCAAGGTGTAACGCATACCACGATTCAGGCGGCGGTAGATGCGGCAATTATCAAGCGTACCAACAAGCGCCAGTATATTGCCGTGATGCCTGGTGAGTATCAGGGAACGGTATATGTCCCTGCCGCTCCGGGTGGAATTACTCTGTACGGTACAGGTGAAAAACCGATTGATGTGAAGATTGGGCTTTCCCTTGATGGTGGCATGAGCCCTGCCGACTGGCGTCACGACGTCAACCCGCGCGGCAAATATATGCCAGGTAAACCAGCGTGGTATATGTACGATAGCTGCCAGAGCAAACGCAGCGACAGTATCGGTGTTCTCTGCTCTGCGGTCTTCTGGTCACAAAACAATGGCCTGCAACTGCAAAATCTGACCATCGAAAACACGCTGGGCGATAGCGTAGATGCAGGTAACCATCCGGCGGTGGCACTGCGTACTGATGGTGACCAGGTACAGATTAACAACGTTAACATTCTCGGTCGTCAGAACACCTTCTTTGTCACCAACAGCGGTGTGCAGAACCGTCTGGAAACGAATCGTCAGCCGCGTACGCTGGTGACCAACAGCTACATTGAAGGGGATGTGGATATCGTTTCTGGTCGCGGCGCAGTGGTGTTCGATAACACCGAATTCCGCGTGGTGAACTCACGTACTCAGCAAGAAGCGTATGTGTTTGCACCGGCTACGCTGTCCAACATTTACTACGGTTTCCTCGCCGTAAACAGCCGTTTCAATGCTTTCGGTGATGGTGTGGCGCAACTGGGCCGCTCGCTGGATGTTGATGCCAATACCAACGGTCAGGTGGTGATCCGTGATAGCGCCATCAACGAAGGTTTTAACACGGCTAAACCGTGGGCCGATGCGGTGATCTCTAATCGTCCGTTTGCGGGTAATACCGGCAGCGTAGATGATAACGACGAAATACAGCGCAATCTGAATGACACTAACTACAACCGCATGTGGGAATACAATAACCGCGGCGTGGGTAGTAAAGTGGTTGCAGAGGCGAAGAAGTAA